TCCGGGGCCGGCTTGTCGGGGTTGTCTATTTTTAGCCCGTCCACCCAGATGGGGCACTACTTCCCCAATCGGTATTCCCGGACGGTTTGAGAGTAACGGAAACCGTCACCGCTTCGCTAAGGCTTTCATTCCGGCTAAAATTCGTCACGGTAAAATCAGACCAAAGGCCGGTTCCACTGGCGCCGTCAAGAAATTTTGCGGCAATTTCTGTTGATCCTTCCCACGCTGTAGCGAAGGCGGTAAATCCGGCGTCCGCGGTATCGTAAATCATTTCAAAATCAACGGACCCATCTTTCAGGGTAGCCATTGTTTGTTTCCATCCGCTGTTCGCTCTCGATGTGACGTCACTTTCCTCGGTGCTAAGATTTATCGTGACGTCCTTGATATTCGTTAATTCCGTGTCTGCCGATACGCCGGCGGTTCCGTAGTAAGCTTTACAGTTCATGCCTAATACGCGTGCCATGTTTTATTCTCCTTAGGTTTCAAGGCAGGCGCACGTCGGCGCCGCTGATTAACTTTTCGAGGTAAGGGTTTTTTTCGACTAGCTTGGGAAGTGCTTTATCTTTCGCCGGTTCCATATAGGGTCGCGGCTTTATTTTTATTACGCGGGATTCCTTGCGGCCTGTTCGGCGGTTCCGCCTGATCGCTTTTATACTGCCGCCGCCTTCGAGGGTTTGCAGTATCTTTGGGCCGCCTGACTTAAACTTGACCGGGCCGACTATTACTGAGTCTCGGCTTTTTTCATGGACAAAGAAAATCGTTTTTATGCCTGGCTTAACGTGCCACCGCGGCGGTTTTCCTGGGTCGCTGACTTTGTTTTTTTTGCCGGCCGGCTTGATCAAACCGCGGGCTTCCCGCATAAGGAACGCGCCGGCGGTCATCATGGCCTTTATTTTTTGCTTATCTTTCCGCTTGTTTATTTCGTCGCCGTCGAAGAATACGCCGACCGATCCGAGAATCTGTAGCGGCCCCGATTTGCCCACGTTCATTCGCTTGGTATAGGCTTGTTTCATTACGCCCATTGCTATACCTCCCGCTTATATGTTGCGGTGAGTGTCGAGGCAAATTGGTTTAGCTGCTCCGCAAATTCGCGCTCATAGAGTTCGGGCTGCGTTGTTCCGGTCCAGTCGCAACCGCTCATTGCCACGCCGGCGATTGCTTCGCGTATTTCCTGGCATAACAAAAGGCCGTCGCCTATGTTGTCTTCCGCGTCGGCTTCGCATGGCTTAAAAACAGCAAGGCCCACTTCTATCGTTTCTTCGCGTTTGCTTCGGGTGTACTGTTCCTCGGCGACGCCTTCCGGGTAGACCACCACCGTTGTTCCGGTGATACTCTCACGCGTAAAGTCTGCCAGACGTTCGGCTGTGGCCGTGAATGTTTCGGTGAATGTTCCGGTATTCAGGCTATCGCGTAACGCTTCGGCAATTTGTATGGATTTGTCGGCCATTTACTCGACTTTAACTTGTGTTGTATGTACCCGTATAACTCGGCGGGCCGGGTCGGCGAACCTGTAGACGTTTTCTGTACCTGGGCCGGTTACTTCGTAGGTATAGGTTTTCCCGGTGTCCGTGTCCGCTTCGGTTATTTTGTCGCCGCGTTGCGGTAGCGTGGCCGTACCACCGAGAACGAGCTCGGCGGTCTTTATCAGGTAGTCTTTACTCTCGACTGTTTCGATAATTCCGCCGGCCGTTTCGCGTTCATATAGTGTGCGACCCGGTGCGGCTCGGAGGGTGACGGCATCAGCGCCGCGCGAATACGTCACCGCTCCGGCCGCGGGGGCCTGCAAGGCTAACTCTAACGCTTTTCCTGCTGCGTTCCACATCAGGAAATAAGCGCTTCGGTGCTGCTAATGCCGTCAGTTACCACAACCGGAATCCCGAAGGCTTCGGCGGGGAACGGTGCCGGCTGCCCGGTCGCGTTCGTGGCCGTTCGGCTTGCCTGTAATTGCGACAAGCTGCGACGGTTCATCGCGATGACGCTCGGGCCTCTGGCGGCCGGGAATTGCTCGATCGCGGAGGCGAGAAGGGCGTCGGTCAATCCTTTGCCGCTGTCTTCGGTGACGTTGATAATACGACCGACCGAATAAATCGAACCGACCTGCAAGCCTACCCATGCTTCGATCGGCGTGTAGTAGGCCGAATAGAAACCGGTCGATCCGGCGACCTGCTGAACAACGGTTTCGCCGATTTCGATATTCCCATTCTGGCCGAGAACCACGGCCGCGTCGGCGTCGCCGGTGCGGATCAGGTAAACGCTCGAGCCGGTATCGGCGGTCGTTCCGCCGGCGTCAATGGTCATTCCATCAGCGACGGCATCGAGGGCCGTACTGTTGGCGAGTCCCGAGAATCCGCTCGCGTCGGCGCCGGTGCCGTCGAAAATCTGACTCTCAGCGGAAGCGAACGCGGCACGCAAATGCCTGGCGGCTTCGCGGGCAATCAGGGCCTCGGGTCCGCCAGCGTATGCGTCGGCGACTGCCTTATCGATACGGAAAGACGCATCGAGAATTTTGAGGGCAGCGGTAACAAGGGTGTCTTCGCTGTGGTCGTTTTCGCGGCCGTCGTTGGCACTACGGAAACCGACTACCGGCTTTCCGGTATACTTAATGTACTTATGGTTCGTGCCATTGCTCGCCACGATAGCGGGCATGGCGGCGAGTGCCGGGGAGTCGTCAAGGATGTCGCTGCATCCGGCGTCAATCGCGTTTTGGTCGTTGATTGTTGCGAGTGCCGCAACGTCGATGTAATCGTTCGCCATTGGTTTTGGCTCCTATAAGGGGAAAGTGGCCGCCGTTGCGGTTAGTTTCGGTTGGGTAATTTAATGAGGTTTGCGAGTCCGGCGCGGCCATTTTTAGCGGGTGCCGGTGCTGGTGAAAAATCGAGGGCGTCGTCTGCCGCTTCGCCGTTCATGCGTTGCACGGTGGCGAGTTGTTCGCGGAGTCGGTCGTTCTCGGCTTTGAGTTCGGCGTTTTGGTGGCTAATCAATTCGTAGTGGTCGGCCTTCGCTTCGTCGAATGTTTGGCCTGAAAGAAGCATATCCACACCGCGGGCGCCGAATGCTTCGGTGAAACGGCGGATTTCGTCCACTTCGATCGTTTCGGCCTCGGCGGTCATCTCTACCGCTTCGGCTTTTTGCTCGGTTTCACTTTCGGCGGGTGCATCCTCGGCGGGCGCTTCGGCAACGGCCACGCATTCGGTCCCGTCTTCGCTGATTTCCCAGCCTTCCGGGCATGCTCCGTCTACCGGTGCCGGCGGTCCGTCGTGGCCTTCTTCGTGGTCAAGTTTTTTTTCTTCGCTCATGTGTTCATTACTCCACTTGGCTTTGATTTGCGGTTTATTTGAAAGTAGGGCCGTGCTGGTGCCTTGGTCGGCTCCATACGGTGCGACTGCCACACCGCGGCAGGTCCACTTGCGGACGATCACGGCGGGGCCGGTTAATTCGTACCCATTAACAAGGGCCGTTTGGCCTTCGGTTACGTCTTCAAGTTCGAGAGGTTCGCCGGCAAAGTTGATCGACGCTTCATAGGGAACGCCTTTCTCGGCTTTATAAATGACTTCTGCGGCCCTATCTTCGGGCGTAAATGAAACGAGTCGGCCGGTCGCTTGTAGTCCGTCCGGCGTCGCTGTTAGTGTGTCGAGGTAGCCGATCACTTCGCCGTCGTTGTGTGCGTAGTCGATCGGTATCGACTGCTTGTGAACCACGCCGTCGATATCGTGGGCAATCACTCCCCAGAATGGGTGTTCGATAGGTTGGCTGCTGCGGGCAAGCATAGAAACCGGCCGGGATGTCGGGTCTTCTGCTTCGCTGTTCATTTCGAAGCTATCCGCGGCCGCGGTGAGGTGGGCCGCTTCTATTTTGTCGGGTCTACTCATTTTCAATATCTCTCTGATCGATACCGGATACTTGCTGTTTAACCATGTTTTCCGCTTTCTCTCTTACTACGCCGACACTCACCAGAATCTCTACGGCTACCTCTGGCGCTATAATCCCGGCGACGGCTTTCTCTAGTACGTCGATAACTGCGGCGACCTGTGCCCCGTTTAAGCTGATGTCAATACTTTCTTCGCTTGTAATCGGTTCTTCCACTTCTGCGACGTCGCCACCGGGTACTAAATCGATTTCTAAATCGCCCGGTTCTGTTTTTGTGTTTTCTGTGTCGATACTTCCGGGGCCAAAGTCGACTGATACGCCTCTTTCCCTTAGATAGGTTTCCTCCTCGGCGAGTCGGTCGACATGCTCGCGGAAGTCTATCGGTATTGGTCGACTCTTTAGAATTTCGGAACGGGTACGGAGGCCGCTTTGGATTGCTGCCACTTCCGCGGCGATTTCTTCACCTGGCCGCCACCACGGCATGCCGGTGGGTATCCATTCCCACGTAATTTCGCCGCCAGACGGGGGCGGTGCTATCTTGCCGGCGGCTACGTCG